TTTCCATATTGGCGAGTGCTGCTCTGGCATTGTTCAGCTTGATTTGTAAATTCTGCGTCGCTGTGGCGTCTAGCCCTTTTTTAGCCGCCGAGGTTTGGAAGGCTTGCTCAAGTGCCTGGACCTTTTGTTTTTGCAGGTAAATTTGCTGGCTTAAGCTGTCTGCTTTGAGCTTGAGCTGATCTGAGCTGTTCCCAAAACTGCCAAGCTCGGCGCTGGCGGCCTTGAAGCCTGATTGCACGACGGCAAGTTGCTTGTTTATGCCGGAAATACCGTTCTGAAAGCCGGTGCTGTCCAGGGAGACACGAACGGCTAAATTCCCCACTTCCTCATTGACCGCCAAATTGTTCACCCCCTTTGGGCAAAAAAGCACCCAAACAACTGAGTGCAAACCTTAGAAAACCTGGTCGATAGCCACGATTTGTTCCTTGTCCTTCTTTGTAGCTTTGTAAATGAGCAAGTCCAGGTAGTAAAAGAAATCCATCGCATCAATCGCTTGGAGTGTCCAACCCTGCTCGATGAGTTGCAGATAGATTTCTTTCATAAAATCCGACGGGGATATAGAATCCTCACCTATACCCCCCTCACGCCGTTTGGGAACTGTTCCAGTTTGGCTCCGACAGAGCCAACCACCTTGTTAATACAGTCCAATATAATAGGAAGTAATTTATTCGCCTCCAGCCCGTCGTAAACATCATCGATGGTAAACTGATTGCCAAAGAGATCGGCAACAAAGCCAACAAGGTTATCGAATTCGGCAGCCTTCATCTCTTTGAAGTTGGTCTTTTCGGTTAACTCTATGGCTTTGCGGACCATCCTGGCCTTGGGGGCAGGAGCGATATAGGTTTTACCGTTTAAAATAATCTCCATGTTATTCCTCCTGACAGAGGTGTAGGTTTCCCTGTACTATTAAGCCGTCGTAAATTTCCTCACTTGTGGTTGCGCCAGGATATTTCCCGCCAGGTCTTTAACCCCGGAACAAACCGCCCGGTAAGCTGTTGTCGCTGCCAAGTTGGCAGACGGTGTAAACGTCACGGTTAATTGATCCGCGCTCTGGCTTAAGCTTCCCGCCACAAGTGAACCGTCAGCATCTTTGATGAGGAAGAAGTTCGCCGCAGTCACACTGCCTGCATCGATGGCTTCACTGAATACCCAGGCCAACGCCGTCGCAACAGATACTCCGGTTGCATTATTAGCCGGGGCCGTACTGGAAAGCGTCGGTGCAATCGTATCCCCGCCGGGAATGCTGACTGCATTAAACCAGGTGGTATCAATGTCAGCCGGGCAGTTGGGGTCGGTGGTATCCACATGGTATTCCCACATCTCGTTGTACTGCGTCGGCTGAAACGTTGCCTTGACTTTGGGGGATTGGAATTTAACTTTGCCTTCCTGCCCTTCAAGATTATCCTCCGGCAAAGTGAAGGCTCCTTTATACAGAACACCGTAGCGGTGGCCGCCACTACGCAGTGTGGCTTTATAGAGCACGGCCACATAGGGAGCTATATCATTGCCGGTAGCGTAAACACCTCCGTTGGCCGCAACGGTCTGTCCCAACAGTTCTGCCCGTTGCGCACTGGTCAGATCGGCCACATTAATTTCGACGTCCACGCTATCCAAGGTGGTGGCCTGATCCCAGAGCATGTTTTCCGCATAGAGTTTTTCCGTGTTTTGTTTGGGTTTGATACTCAAGGTTTGAATCCCGGAATAATACTTAGGTGTATTGTAGGTTAGGCCAGTGCTGTCGTCTTTGGTCAGCACAGCCACATAGAGCTTTTCTATCCCGATGACCGGCATCTCATCATCTCCTTAATTAAACGACATAGGAAAACCTTATGGCCCTGTGGTAAATCTGGGTATCGTACTCATAAAAATCAATCGCTGAGCTGCGGATGAATCCGGCCGCTTTCATGGCTGATTCAACCCGTTCAACAAGGGTTATTGGGTCGCTTTTCGACCACACATCAACCTGCACATAGTAGCCGGTGGCAATCTCCTCATTCTCCGCCCAAGCCTCACCCTGTTCGTTATAACAGTAAAAGGTGATATAGGTCGGCACAGCCGGACCATAATACCGGAGATAGTAAACCGGCACGCCGAGCGGAGTAAGCGCCGTCACAATCAGGTTATTGATCATAGTCTGAGCGCCTCTCGCAAGTGAACACTTATCGTGTCAATGATTTCTTTCTTGTTTTGTTCATAGGCGGGCTGCATAAAGGGCCGGGCAGGCATTCTCGACGTTCCCCATTCGATAAATTTGGCATAGAAAAAAGCCGAGTTATCCCCTCTGGTCGGCCCAATTTCCACATACTTGACACCGTTTTTCTTTTTCACTTTGGAGATCACAATATTGTCGGCAAGATGCCTTCCCGTCCGCCAAGATTGGGAACGCGTCGGTTTGCTGGGTGTTTCACTTCTCGGGGCTAACTGGGAGGCCGTTTTTTGGACCGGTTCAGCCGCCGCCAGCAAGGCCGCATTTTCCACCCGGCTAGCCTTGTCGCTTACCTGCCGAAGCTTATTTAATAAGTCGTCTAACCCGGAAAGTTCAATCTCAGCCGCCATTTTGTAACACCTGCCTGACCCGGATTTCCAGCCACCGCCTGCGGCCATCGAGATCCACCGGCGGCATTTTAATTTCGAAGGTCTCAGAATCCTCAACTATCCTCATACCTGCTTTAATGCCGTTACGGAACCTAATGATAAAGACAACATCATTTTCCATTTGAAAGGCGGCAGCTTGGTAGAATAACCGGCCCGTAACACCCTCCCGCTTGGCGTAAGCCGTTACCAGCGGTTGCCAATGTTCAACCGGGACACCGTTAGCATCGGTTTGTCCGGCGGCTGCATTATACAGGATGGTGATTTTATGCCTTAAATCACCCGGCTTCATTAACCCACCCACCTTGTTTAAATAACCTGATAGGAGGCATTGTTCATCAGAAAGATCTTTAGCTTTTCGTAGGAACTCACGAACGCCTCTGCGCTATCTGTGTCATACCCGAAGTGGGCTTTACAGTAAGTGGTGATGGCTTTTTTGATCAGCGGATCAGTTGCGCTGTTAACCCACACCGGATTGATCCCGACGGCAATCAGATCAGATTGCGCAGCATTGATTAAATCCTGGATTTCCACATCGTAAGATGTGTCCGTGACATCAATTCTCAGGTAGGTTCGGACATCGTCAATTAACATGATTATTCACCGCCCCTGACAATGGAAAGGAGAGCCATAAAAGCCCTCCTTAACCGGAAACGATTAAATAGATATCCACCGGATTCCCGGCCAGTGCACTGGCGAGAGTTACCGTATTATTACATATATTGGTGGCATCCACCGTAACAGTGGGTGCAGTTGCCTCCAGCACATGGTTGTTGTAGGTCAATAACACAGTGTTTTTGGTCATAGTGTAGGGCAGGCCCAGCTTGGAGCCTACCCCAACGCTCACACCATCGCCTGAGCCTGCCGACACCGGCAAATCAATTTCAGTAACGGTAGCGAAGGCTTTTAAACCGTCTACAGCAGTGGTTCCGCTAAGAGCAATGGTTTCACTGATACTGTTTCCGGCATAGTCCGTGCCTTTGACGGTGACATTCCCGGTACTGGCGGAGATAGCTCCTTTGACAACGACATTTCTGACCACATCTGGGTTAGTAATGCCGGTTGTGACCGTCTGAGCCTGTGCGGTCAGAGGAGTTGCAGCCAATACTGCGGTATCGCTTGAAGCTACCGGCGCCACTGCATACAGCGCAATTTGACACCAAGAGCCATTGACTCCTGGTGCGTTCGTTTGAATCAATTCACCCGCAAAGGGGTTCATCGCGGCCATTGACATAGATTTATTCCTCCCCGCTTAGGCCGACAGTTTGCCGAGCACAAACGCTTCTTGCTGGGAAACGCCGCCGTCGGCAAGCAGCCAGCCTTTATACCAAACATCGTTACTGGCAAAGCCGTATTCATAGGACTTCTCAATCAGCACATCCACACTGAGGTTGAAGTGATAGAATCTTAAATCCCCGAACAGAATGTGGCCATCGGGAATATAGGGGCTCATAACCACTGGGTTGCCAAGAATCCGTCCGACGATAGCCGTTTTACTGTAATCCACCTGCTCGCCGGTACCCACCGCATTAGTCAAACCCCACTGTGGGTTATCCAGGAAGATCGGCCTGCTGAGGGCATCCTTAATGGCTGCGACACCGGTATAAAGAGTGTTGCTGGACATTACCCAAAAG